CTGCGACAAGTCGAGGAATCACGAAACAACCCAGACTTCGCCCACATCTGGGAGGGAATGCCATACGAGAAAACCATCAACCAGATCATAAGCTGGCAGCAACTCACGGCAGCGACCGAACGCCAACCGCAAACAGACGGCGGCGTAAGCTTCGGCGTTGACGTGGCCCGATACGGAGCCGACCGAACCGCCGTAGCCATCGTAAAGGGACGCTACCTAGTAGACCTCGTGAGCTGGAGCAAGACCAGTCTTGTCGAAACAGCGGAACGCATAATCACCCTTGCCGGAACACATCATCCAAGCATCATCAACGTGGACGATACCGGCGTAGGCGGAGGCGTAACGGACATTCTCCGCAGCCGAAACCAACCAGTGAACGGCGTCAACTTCGGAGCCAAACCCAAGCACCCCGACCGTTACCCGGCAGTCAGTTCGGAACTATGGTTCGAGTTCGCCGAACAGCTTCCGGAAATCACCATCAACCCGAATCTGGAACACCGAGCCGAACTGTTTCAGGAACTCAGCACCCGCGAATGGATGATCAACAACCGGAACCTACGCGAAGTGCAGCGGAAGAAAGATTACAAAACAGAGAACCAGACCGGTAGCCCCGATCTAGCGGATAGCGTCCTTCTCGCATACTACAAGCCGCTGCAACTCCCCTCATGGGACGTAGCGGTCTGCTAGCTCTTTAGACTCTGCACCAGTAGACTAGACATAGAATTTATTATGAATCGAGGAAACTGTGAGCCTGCTGAACAATCTCCGTGAAGGTTTTATGAGCGCGTTCGACCGTAACCATGCGCCCAGCATGTCCCCCACACCGATGGGCGGGAACATCTGGCAGCCAATGGGCGGCAACACCATCCCAATGCACGACACCTACGACAACGTGTTCCCCTACGTCAACGCCATCGCGCAAAGGTTCAGCACGGTAATCCCCTACGCCGTGGACTCGGAGAACAGGCGTATCGACCCGGCTCCCGCACCCTTGGCCGCACTCTACGCGCCAAACGACACGTATTCCTGCCTCGAATTCCTGAAACTCATATCCGCCAGCATCCTCACCCAATCCCACTTGGATGTTCTTATCTGGACATCTAACGGGCCGGGCGGAGACATTACAGCCGACAACATCATCGGCTATACGCTGCTACCGTCGAACAGCCGCCAATACAATTCCACGCGCTCCGACTGGTACCATCGCGTCACGATGGACTTGGGCGAAGGCGAACGAGTCTACGAATTCTCCCGTGATGAAACCATCGCCCTCAGCTACAGCCAGCATCCCAACGATCCCACTCGGGGCATTGCACCGGCAATGACGGTGAAGAAGTGGGCGAACGTTGACGATATGATAGCCGACTATGAGCGTGGCTTCTTCGGCAACAACGCCGTACCAGCTGGAATGCTCGGCATCGTGTCTGAGAACACTGAGGACTTCCAACGTAACCGCGACCGTCTCGAAAGCACGTTCCGAGGTGCAGGCAACAACAACGGAATCGTGTACAACATGATTCCGGTTGACCCGATGACCCATAAGCCCAGCACCACCAGCAAACTCGTATGGGTACCGTTCCAGTCAAGCAACAATACGCTTGACTTGCAGACCGTGAACGACGTGGTAAACAACCGATTGTCGAACGCGCTCGCCGTCCCGGACATCATTCGCGGCATCGATAACGGACAAACCTACGCCAACGCCGAACAAGCCGAACGCGCGTTCATCGAAAACACGCTCAAACCGTTGTGTATGACGATGTGGGATAAATGGCAGTTCGAGCTAGACCGCATCACCGGAGGACTCGGCTACGGCATCACGTTCGATCTCAACCTGCCGTCCCAAACCGACGTGGAGAAGGTGCAGGCCGACACCCAGAAGGTACGTATCGACTCGCTCACCCAGCTTTTGAACATGGGGGCCAGTCTGGAGTCTGCCGTGGACGCGCTCGGCCTCCCCGAAGCATATAAGCGTCTTGACTTGCACCAGCAGTCTCCGACACTGACTATCCCAATAGCCGCAAAACGATATGCGCGTAATATCAAACCGCAGGAAACGGCAACCGAAACCCGTATCCTCCCTGCCACTCGCACCTACGTGAACCGCGTAATCCGCATGGCACGCCGCTCCCAGAACGGGCTACGCGATGATCTGGAGGATATCGGCGACCAGTGGATAAACGACGTGGAAGACGAGTTGATGAAGAACCTCGCCGCCTACGCACGCCGTACCGGCTACGAGCTGGAACAGGTCATTACAGTGTGGGCGGAAGTCCACCCCGAAAGCTCCATTGCCGTGCAGGTCGAGGGATACACCGCAGATGATTGGCGGCAACTCTACTTCTGGACTGAACTACCCAACACCGTGCGTGAAGCCTACGTGGAACACCTGCGTAGCATCGCCAAGTCCACCAGCAAGACCATCACAAACAACGTCTTAGAGTTGCTGAACCGTGCCGACGTGGAACAGTGGGATGCAAACCGATTGCGTGACGAGCTCGAACGCATGGGCAACGATCACGCCGAACTGATTGCCCGCTGCGAAACCGTGCAATCACAACGGCTCGGCAGCCTGTACAGCGCCCGCAACCTCAGCGAAACACTCGGCGTCCGACTAGCTAAGGTGTGGCGTACAAGCGGCGACGAAAAAGTGTGCGAATTCTGCAACCACATGGAAGGCAAACGAATCGCACTCGATGACACGTACATGGCGGAGAACGCCAGCGTCGAAATCGGCGAGCGCACCTACGTGAACAACTTCGAGAGTATGCAAACACCGAACGGACACCCCAACTGCAGATGCTACGAGGATTACGAAGTAGTGGAGGACGAATCATGACGTATGACATCCATTGCAAACGCTGCGGACGCTACTTAGGCTCCTGCACCCGCGACACGATGATTACGTTGAAGTGCCCGAACTGCAAAGGTTTGGACACGTACCGCATCGTGCTACTCTGGAGTACAGAACATTAAGCCCATTAAGGACGTTCGACCGCACCACTACCTATTGAAAGGGCCAAGATGAAGACTCGTAAGAGCTTCGCCAACAGCGGTGCCCCTGAAACCAATGGTCGTACCCTCACCTTCCTCGCCAACAGCGGCAAAGTGATGTGCGACGGACTCACCGTAGACCTGAAGACACTGAAAGCGCCGTTAATCGACGGCAGCCTAAAACTGGTGTCCGACCTCACAGAGTCCGACAAACTATCACTACCGTTGCTGATCGACCACATGCCAAGCATCGAATGCCAAGCAGGTGCAATCACCCGACTCTGGATGACCGATGATGGACTAATGGCCGAAGCGAAACTCAGCGAGGTAGACCAAGGCGAACGTATCCGCCAGCTTGCAGCCGACGGATGCCTGACCAACAGTTTCAGCATCACCGTTGAATTCAACAAGCGTCCCGGCAAAGACGGTATCATCCACGATGGCGAACTACTGGAAATCAGCGTCGTATATCGTGGTGCCGACCCAAGGGCCGCTTTCACCGCAATCAACAGCCGCAACAACAACACGAATGGAGACACCATGAACCCGGAACTCCTGAAGAAACTGGCGCGTACCATCGCCCAGTTCAAACTCACTCCCGATGAAGCGGAACAGCTCACCGCTTCCATCGGTGACATCATGCAGGGCGCTCTCGATGACATCACCGAAGCCATCGGCGAACAGTCCGAATCAAACAATGAGGAAAACACCCCGGCACCGGAGGAACCAGTGCAGACTTCCAACAGCCGTCAGACCATCATCATCAACAAGGCCAACCACGACGCACACCAGTCTGGTACCGTGAAGTTCTCCCACGACCGTAAGACGTGGCTTGACTCCGATGCCGCCATGATCGCGTTCGAGCGTGCCCTGATTGATACCGACAACAAGGGTGTCGAAGCGTTCCACCGTGAGTGGGCTGACACCGTGAACCGTAACATGTCGGACACAGCGTCGTTTGGCGTTGACGCTACCAATGTGAACAAGTTCATCCCGACCGAGGCCATCACCACAATCGCGGACGCTTTGAACAATCGCGGTTCCGGCCTGTGGAATCTGCTGCGTAAGACCGGTCTTGACCGTCTGACCATCGGCGGCAACGTCAACGGTCTGACTGAGCAGACCCGCGCCCACGGCTACCCGGTGAGCGAGTACGGCAAGCAGAAGAAGGAACAGACGCTTTCGTTTGTGAAGCGTGAGCTTCAGGCAGACTACACCTACAAGTACATCAAACTGAACAAGGGTGATATCCGCCGCACCCAGCGTCCGGGCGCTCTGCTCCGCTACGTGCTTCAAGAACTCCCGAACTACATCGTCCAGACCGCCGAACGTCAGATTACGCTCGGTGGTTACACGGATATGGCGCACTTCCGCAGCGTTGCGACCGACGCGGCAGACAATTCGTCCGATTGGAAGGGCAACCGTTTCGCACTCTCCTACATCATGACGGACGCGGCCCCGCTGATGGACTTCGTGCGTGCCTCCCACATGGTGCGAGCTCAGGGCAACAAGGTACTCCTGTGCAACGCTGACACCGTGGCCGACCTGCTGATGTCCGCGAACGCGAACGGCAACACGTACATCGCTCTCGGCGGTGACGATACTCTGGCCCGCGCCCTCGGCGTAAACCAGATCATCACCCCGGAATGGTGGACTGACACGGACGACACCACCACTATGGGCGTTATCATGTCCGCATCCCATTATGCGGTGGTTGGCGATACTTCCATCGAGGCGTTCACGAACTTCGCGCTCAGCACGAACAGCAACGAGTATCTTCAGGAGATCTACGCTGGTGGCGGTCTGGACGCGGAGAAGTCCGCCGTGGTCATCAAGCCGAAGGGTAAGTGATGAACGCTGAAATGTACGCACGAGTCGGCGGCAAGGCACTGCCCGAAGACAACGTGAACACGGTTAAGGTCATCAACTTCGTGAACGAGGATGGTCAGCCTATCGGTAAGGCCGCTCACGTTGACCCGACGTCCGGCACAGTAGCGCAGGTGGTGAACGCTCTGATCGCCGCTGGCTTGATGGCGTCCGCCTGACACGCTACCCTAAACAGTAGCGGGACTGCACCGCAAAGGCCCTATCTCCTACAATGGGAGGTAGGGCCTAACTCATTTTTCGGAAGGAGCAATCATGGACATCGACGCCAGCGTAATCAATCAGGTGGGAGACGCGATCTACGCACGGTGGAAGGATGCCGCGCTCGCAGACCTCGCCAACATCATATGCCAAAAAGCCCTATCCCAGCTTACGGATGATTACGTGGGAATCGTCGTAGGGGATGGCCGCCATGTCGCCCTACTGGCATGGTATTCGGAAGTGAGCAACGTGCAGACCACCGACGGTGTGAAACTCGATTTTCACGTGAACTATGATATGGGCGACGGGTGGAAGCCAGAAACCAAGTACGCGAACTACCTGACCATCACGGAACGTCTCACGGCGGGTACGGCAATAACCGTGACCGGAACGCACGGGTTCGCGAAACTCCCCGCCCCGTTATCCTCTGTGTTGGCTGCAATCATCGAGGCAGACCAGAACATGCTTGACCAGACCGACCGCATCACCTCGAAGAGTATCGAGGATGTGAGCGTGAGCTACGCAACGAGCAACGAGACGGCTATGGAACGTGCGTTGACCCCTTACCGGTCTCTTATCAGCCAATGGAGCCTATGTCGCAACGGCACTCAGACCGGTGGCATCCTCTCCATGCCTCGCAAGCATCATAATCTGCCGTGGTGGTTGAACGCTCAGGATTACGTGGGAGGTGACTACGCTTATGGCAACGCTATGTGACCCGTTCCGACTGTTCCCACACCAAGTTCAGACGGCTACGCTTTGGCGGTACACGGCTCCCGGCCTGCCTAACGAACAATTGGCCGCCTTGCAAGTGATTGTGAAGCATTCAACCCAGTCCGACCAGCCGACCGAATACGGTTCGCGTATCAGCAGCCGACGCTTCCATATTCAAACGGACACGGTTCCCGAGAACTTGCGGGAAAACATGGAACTATGGCCCGACCTCATGTTGGAACTTTCCGATGGCAGAGTGTACCAAGTCACGCAAGCAAGTCGCGGAGATGACATGGACATGGGGGAAACCCGGTTCATCACCGTGTACGGGAACCCGTATGGAAGGGATAGTCTATGAGCTACCGGTTACAGTTGTCCGCAGATTGGGCGCGTAAGCTCTCCACCCAACAGCTGAACAAGGGCGGCGTGAAGATGATGACGGACATCCTCAAGATGGCACGTCAGAACGCTCCAGTACGCACCGGCGCTTTACGTAACAGTGGCCGTTTCCAACAGCTTTCCACGCTCAAGTGGCGTATCACGTTCGGCAACAGTCGCGTGCCTTACGCGCGTATCCGCGAACATACGAACCGGTTGCATCCGAACACGGTACGCTACCTCCAGCGGGCGCGGAACACCGCCGCCAGCCGTGCTAAATCATATTTCAACCTAGGATAGGAGCGACATCATGATTGATCTGGCCATGTGCATGACCCTCCAAAACGAGGGTTTCGGCACTTACGGCAAAACACTGTTCTTCGGCACCAGCCCAGTACTGGACACGGGTAGCGTCACCAACGCGGAAGGAATCTGGGTCAACGCGAACACCGTGGACATCAACGGCGACCTGTACACCGACCAGCTCACCATCAGTAGCCGCTCTTTCGACGTGATCGAACAAGGAAAGTTGATGCTCCGACTCCTGCACTTCATCAACAATCATCTGCATGACCATTGCCAATTGACCTGTAACCCAATTGCTGATATTGACTTTGTATCAATCCGCGTGCATCCGGCGACCGCCATCGACATGGACGCCATCGACGGAGAAGGACGCTGGGTGAAAAGCATCCGATTCAACGTGGATTACAAGCTCTCCATCGAAACGGTAGAATAGGAACCGTCCATTAGTCGCGCGTGTGCAGTCCCGCCCGACGAAAGGACAAACAATGGCTTCCTATCCCCTTATCGGCAAGAAGACCGTATACATTGACGACCTCGTAATCAGCCCCGACTTCGTGCAGGATGAAGTGGGCACTATCACCCTGACCCCCGGCAAGACTGAGGTTGCTTCGCAGTCCGGCACCATCAACGTGCCGAACGGTTCATACGAGGAAATGAGTTTCGAGCTGAACATCATTTGCCCGAGCGTCCGCTTCCTCGGCATGTTGTTCCCCGAGCTGTATCACAACGCGAAATTCAAGCGTGTTATCTCCGGTTCGCTGTCCGAGACGGGTCAGGTGCGGTTCGGCGGCAACGAATGCGTGTCGAACACTCCTCGTGACATCATCATTCATAACGTGTGCGATGGTCATTCGTCTGCGCAGGACTTCCGTATCCCGCAGGCGCTAATCAGCGCTGGCGGCGAGTTCACCGTGAGCCTGTCCGACCCGTTCGTGGTCAAGTTGTCCGGTTCGATGACCTCCGGTGCGAACGGTGCCGTGATCATGGGTGAGCTTGATCTGGATAACCCGTCGTATTACGACGAGGATTCCGGCACTATCAAGACGGAGACCGTTAAGGTCACAGCGCTTACCGCTTCCCCTACGAACATTTCCGGCAAAGTCGGTGATCATGTGACGGTCAATGTGGTGGCCTCACCGAATGGTGCGACTGGCAGCATCACCGCCACGGTAGTCGACACCGGGAAGGCCACCGCTACGGACAACGGGGATGGCACTTGGGATATTCAGTTGGAGCAGAACGGTACGGGTACTGTCACGTTCAAGGATGGCAGTGTGCAGACCGTGGTTAACTTCAATATCATGTAAATGAGCATAAGTAACGCCCTCCACCAGAATTGTGGGTGTCGGGCGCAGTTGAGAGAGAATGTTCCTAGAAGGGGAACAGTCACATGATATCACATGATTGGAGCAATAATGACCACACCGGTTTTGAGCATCGACACCCGCGAATCGTTCCGCACCCTCACCGTGAAAATCGACGGTACGGTGTACACCATGCGTCCTCTTGGCTCTAAGGACATGCTCACGATCTTGGATAATGCGGAGACGATTGACAAGCTGAGCGCTGGCGTGGCGAACCGTGAGACTTTGGAAATCGCGGAAAAGATTATTTTCCCGCTAGTTGAATCGCTTATGAGTCCAGCTGATAAATTCTCCGAGTGGGCTGAACAGATCCGTAAGCGTAGCGACCTTGCCTATCAGCGTGCCATGACCGCGTTGTGCGGGCTTATGGCGAAGAACATCACGGTTGACATCAAGGGCGAATAAATGAGGTCGTGGGATAGTCTGCTTACTCCCGCCGAGCGGGAGGCGATGAAGAGTTACAAGCAGAAGGAGGCGGCTCGCAAGCCGCTTCCGAGCGTTCATATCCTCGCTGAGCTTGGTGACTTGTATGGGTGGCAGGCTATCCGCGACGTGTTGGAAAACAAGGTTGATTCCTCTCTGATGGTGAACCTGCTTAGGGAGGGACGTCGTATCCGAAGGCGTCGACTGGCGGAACAATATCTCATGACGTTCGATTGCATCGCCGCCGCGTTCAGCAAGCATGGCGACCGCAGGATTAACACGATTATCGAAAAACTCGGGAAGGACGTGTGATGGCAGACGCGACACTGACACTAGACGCCGAGATCAACACCGGCGATTGGAACGCTGGTGTAAAGGATATTGAATCGGGTAGCCGTCAGATCGAAACGTCGGCGCGGCAGGCTGATGGAGCGTTGAGTGACGTTGACAAGTCTGCTGGCAAGTCTTCCAGCGGTTTCGGTAAGTTCGGTGCCGCCGCCGGTGCCGTTGGCGGTCTCGTCTCTTCTGGTATCGGCATGGCTGTGGACGCCATCGGCAACCTTGCTGGCGATATCGTGGAGGCGTCCGACTCTGCGGACAAGTTCAAAAGCACGCTGAACTTCGCCGGACTGGATACGGGTACGATTGACGCGCTCACTGCCAGCACGCAAGCTTACGCCGACCAGACCGTTTACAGCATCAGCGATATTCGTAACGTGACCGCTCAGCTTGCCGCGAACGGTGTACAGGGCTTCGACAAACTAGCCGAAGCGGCAGGTAATTTGAACGCTGTCGCCGGTGGTAACGCGGAAACTTTCAGTTCGGTGGGTATGGTGCTTACGCAGACCGCTGGCGCTGGCAAGCTCACAACCGAGAACTGGAACCAGTTAGCCGACGCCATTCCGGGCGCTTCCGGCAAACTTCAGGAAGCCATGCTCAAGAACGGGGCTTACACCGGTAACTTCCGCGACGCGATGGAGAAGGGTGAGATTTCAGCGGAAGAATTCAACCAAGCCATAATGGACTTGGGTATGACTGACGCCGCTAAAGAGGCCGCGACCAGCACCAGCACTATCGAAGGTGCGATGGGTAATCTGGAAGCGTCCATTGTCGGCGTGGGTACGACGATTCTTGACCAGTTCAAAGGCCCGTTGACCTCCGGTATCAGCATGTTGGCGCAAGGCATCAGTGGTCTTAGCGGCGTGTTTACGGGACTGGTGCAGACTATCGGCCCGATTCTCTCACAGATCGGCACAACGTTCCAGACCGCTTTCCAGCCGGTTGTAGGAATCGTGCAATCGCAGTTACTCCCAGCGCTCCAACCACTTATGAGTGCCTTACAGAATCTCGGCAACGCGGTTATGCCAGTCATCACGGCCGCAATTCAAACAGTCGCCCCAGTGTTGGCAACCGTGGTGAGCAACGTCATGCAGACCATGAGCGTCATCGCCACAGCCGTAACGCCGGTGATCACTAACATCGCTGCGTTGATTCAGGCGGTGCTTCCGGTGATTCAGTCAGTGTTTCAATCGTGGGGTTCCGCGATTCAGGGTGTCATTAACGCGGTTTTCCCCTTCATCCAAACGGTTGTCACATCCGTTATGAACGTTATCAACGCGATAATCACCACAGTATTGGCCGCGATTAACGGTGATTGGTCTGGAGTATGGGAAGGAATCAAGAATATCGCTTCCAGCGTCTGGAACGGTATCAAAAGTATCGTTTCCGGTGCCATCAATGCAGTGTCGAGCGTCATCTCAAGCGTCCTGAACGGTATCAGCGGTATTTTCAGCAGTGTGTGGAACGGTATCAGGGGAGCAGTAAGCAGCGCATGGAGTGGCATTACCAGCGCTGTCAGCAGTGGCGTTAGCTCCATGATGAGCTTCATCACCAGTATCCCGAGCCGTATCATGGGCGTGTTCAGCGGAGCCGGATCATGGTTGCTGAGCGCAGGCCAGAACATTATTCAAGGTCTGATTAACGGTATTACGAACGCCATCGGCGGTGCCATCTCAGCAGTCAAGAACGCGGTTAGCGGTATCATCGACGGTGCCAAGAGTATGCTGGGTATTCATTCCCCGTCGAAGGTGTTCGACCGTGAGATAGGTCGGATGATTCCGGCTGGTCTTGGACGTGGCGTATCTGAGAACGAGCGTGCGGCCACTCGTCCGGTGGAAGACATGGTGGACTCTCTTCTGCCGTCGTCCATCGTGACGCCCATGCCAGTCATATCTAATCCGGTGAAGCTGAACGCGAACAGTGGCCCGCGTGTGAACGCGCCTATTACGGTGAACGCGCTTGACCCGAACGCAGCGGCACAGGAAACCGTGAGGGTGATTAATTTTCATTACGTGTGACATGCCGCGCGGGTAGACTGAGGGTATGGCTATCTTTACCCTTGACCCGCGCGACGTTCGTCTTACCCTGAACGGTTTCCCCTTGTACGGAACCGACTCATACGGGTGCGAGTGGCACGTAACGTTCCAGAACGTCTCAGGATTGTTCGACGGCGTTGGCTCGACCTTGCAGACCAAGGACAAGGCATGGTCTGATGGTTGGTTTAGCAATATTCCCGTGGCTCATGGTCGTTCGATCAGTATTGAGGGGCATATTATCGGCAAATGCACGGAAAACTGCATCAACGCTTGGGATTCGTTCAAACGGTCGTTTAATATCACCAGTCAGTCTCTTGTAGTGGAATTGGGGAATATCAGCCGTCAAGTGCAGGTCATGCAATCGTCTTCCGCGCCATTGGTGGAATGGGCTGGCGTCAACATCCTCAAATTCAGCATCGGATTAACAGCTTTGGACTCGTATCTGTACGATACGCAGTCAGTGAGCGGGAATACTGGTCTGCCAAACAGTCAGGGCGGTATGACATTCCCCTATCATTTCGAGAACATCAACACGCGCAATGGGTCTACGTGGGTCTGGTCTGAAACAACCGTGTCCGGTAGCGTGCGCCTCACTAACACGGGTAGTGCTCCAAGCCCGGTGACTATTCGCATCGATGGGCCTGTGGTCAACCCGCAGGTTGAGCATAGTCCGAGCGGGCATATCATGGCGTTCGACCTCAGTTTGGGCGAGGGCCATTACATTCTTATCAACGGTGCCACACATGAGATTCTTATCGATGGCACCGACCCGGCACGTGGCAGTGTGATCCGACGTGAATGGAGTTACGCGGGAATCGGGGAGAATATCTGGATGTTCAGCGCCGAGGAACCATCGAGTAACGCGCGTATGACGGTATCGTTCAACCCGGCTTACATCTAAGGAGGTGCAGGATGTCTTTTATCTCTAACCGATTGCCGCAGTCGAACGGCCTCTACTCTGACACGGCGCGTGTATTGTGGCAGCGTTCCGGCTTACAGTTCGTGGCCGTCACATTGGATGACGGCACTGTGATAGCCGAACTCCCCGACCTCCAACTAACCCATGTGACGTACCGTTTCGAGGAAACGACCAGTGAAACGGCCACTCTCCCGTGGCGCAACGCTCCCCGCAATTGGGATGAAGCCACCACCCCGTATCAGGCCGCCATACTACTGGTGCGTGAATCTACCGTGTTGTGGGGCGGTATCGTGGTCAAACGCGAGCGTGCAATGCGCGGCGACGGTTTGACGTTGACACTGGCAACCGTCGAACACTATCTCGATAACGTGTACGTGCAGGATCACACGTACACGAATCGAGACCAGTGCGAGATAGTGGAAGACCTCGTGACCACCACGCTTAAAAACCACCGGTTTAATCTCGTTGTCGAAACGTCACCGAGTAAGATCAAACGTGACCGCACGTATGAGGCCGAAAGCGACAAGACCCTGCTAAGCGTGTTGCAGGAGCTTGCCAACGTGTTGAACGGGCCGGAATGGTGTACATCATGGCGGGCCATCAACGACGGCCATTATGAGCCGGTCATGACGGTAGCCGACCGTATCGGTTCCACCACGCCAAGCACAACGTTCGATGAAAGCGTTATGACCACGTTCAACCTGTTGGAGGATTATACGAACGGGTATGGTGCTAACGCGGTCATGGCAGTGAGTACGGCTGACGCGGGTGACCGTCCCCAGTCTGATTGGATGATCGCAGATCAGCCCCACCGGCCTCGGCTGGAATATGTGTTCCAACCGTCTACAAGCATCAAGAACAAGAGTACGTTGAACGAACATGCCAAGTCCTCGTTGTTGCAGATGCAGAACGGTACCCAGACCATCACTATGGGCTTGAGTCTGCTTTCCGCTCCAATGGTGTATGAGGAGTGGAAGCCGGGCGACCTTATCGCATGGACTGTGGAGGAAGACGCCGAGCATTTTCCATACAATGACCACGGTACCGCCCGTATCATCGGGTATGAGATTGATTTCAGTCAGTCGTGGACTATCACCCCGACGTTGCAGCAGGAGGATACGAATGCCGAGCAAATTCAAGTTCAGTCTCGATAGCGCGGACGCGACCGCCCGCCAGTTCGCGGACATCAAACGCCAGTTGCAGGAGCTTCCGCCGAGCATCGTCAACAGCGTTAAACCTATGGTCGATCAGATCACTCAAATGTTCGAGGAAGTGCAGACGCTGACGAACAATCTTGACCAGCGTGTGCAGGAAAGCATCACCCGCAACAGTTACACCCGTTCCGAGATTGACGCTAAAACGCAGGAATGGAACTGGGGGGTATTGACTCCGAATCGTGGTGGTACTGGTACCGGCAACGCCTACAATAACTTGTTTACGCTCGGCCAATGGCGCGCCGCGTGGATATTGTCCGACGGCACTATGGGCACGGCGCAATCTATTCGTGCGGTGAAAACCGATATCGTGGACGCAGACGATTACATTCCCGTTGACGCGCTCCGCAAAGTGAAATGGTGCATCTATCGGATGAAGGATGACAAGAACCTGAACCTTGATGACGCTCAACCAAGGGTAGGCATGATTGCCGACGATATGGACGAAAACGGTCTGGGTTTCTTCTGCGAATACAATGATGACGGTACTCTAATGGGTATCAATTATCCGATGTTGGGAGTGGCGGCGCTCCGACTTGCTCAACAGGTGGCGGATGACTTGGACGCGCTCAAAGCTAAGGTGGAAGCGCTATCCACCAACGAAGATAAAATAGTTGTAGACGATTCGGAGGAATGATTATGGCTATTATCATGCACCCGCTTACCGCGAAGAACGGTTCCCCGGAGTATACGGCGGACGATTACAGGCACGCCATTAATCCTCTATTGGTACCGTCCGATGGTACCGTGTTCAACGGTTTGTCTGGCATTCGTTACGGTTCCCCGGTTCCTCTGGTCACGGTGAGCGGTCTGACTGTTACGGTCAACCCTCATTGCGGTACCATCAGCCCGTGGGATGGTTTGGGCGCGTACACCTACGCCATAACCACCTATACGAAAGTGCAGTTGGCGGACTCCACCAACAGTTACAAGATCGCGGTGACTGTTGAAGACCCGTCTCAGTCGCATGGTACGACTCCACGCGGCAAACTCGAAGTGTTCACCGCTGGCACTCCTGACTCGAATATCAATGGTCTGGTGATTGCCGAGGTTAACGCCGGTGTCGCGTCGGACGTGGCTCCGATTATTCGTAATAACGCGGTGCTGATGGCGCGTGATCTTGAGCAGCTTAACACTTTTACCGCGATGAACGGGCAGGAGGCTGTAACGATTGCCGATAATGCTCATTATGTCATGGAGCTCGGCACATGGAAGCCGGTTTTTGAAACCGTGAGTGAGTCATGGAGTGGCGGAAAGATAACCGTCATCTACGGAGAATCATCGTGCGCGGTTCAAGTGACTTCCGTGAAAATTGGTTCCGGTTCGTGGGATTCGGCTCAATGGGGTAAGACGATTAGGAAGGCGTACCGTCCGCAAGTCGAGATGTCGAACCCGTTGATGGTGTCTAACGGCGCAAGCCATACTGGCTTTCTCGTGGTATCCACTAACGGGACTGTCAGTGTGAAGAATATGGGTGCAAGCGGTTCTGGCGATGTTCGTAGTGGCAGCGTGTGCTGGCCGGTGCCGAGGCAGTACTGAGTTGCGCCGATACCGCAGGCATCACGTATCCAATTAAGGCTGAACATAATGCGTATTATCGTCACTGTCTAAAATAGAGACTATGACTGATATTCTCACTGCAATCATCGGCGTAGGCGGCGTGGCTCTCGGAGGACTCATAACATGGCTAGCCAACCGTAGGTCAGACCTCACCAGCGCATATCAGGCACTAGTCTCAGCGCAAGGGAACATGAAACAGCAGATAGACGCCCAAGACCAGAAAATAAACGCGCTAATCAAGAACAGGGATGCTCTGCAATACACCATTGACTTGGAGACGGGCTATATTCGCGCGTTGGGCCACTGGCTGTCACAATTCTGCGAGATTATCGAACCTGAATTTTTGGAGAATCATCCTAAACCGTCGTTGCCTGATGAGCTACGCGACCGGATCGCGTCCCTTGAGGAACTGGCCGGAGATAACGACTAAACGTAGCCGCAGCGTATGGGTGGATCACTACGTTCTTCTGTTTCTACGCTCCGTTACTTTGTACATAATGGACATTATCGGCCCAGTTGATATACTTGAATCATGCGCCGAACCGAACTCATAGCCCTGATACTCCTAGCAATCGTACTGGTCAGCGCTATAGTGCTGGGAGCATACGCTATCATCATCAACGCCGCCAATCTTCTCAAGCTTTTCATCATGGTTTGGTACGCGCTGACATTTTGAAAGGAGAAAACAATGACCTATCAGGATATTACTCAGTACAACAGTCCCAACTACACTAGCGGACGCCCCTACGGCATCCACTACATCGTCATCCACTGGTGGGATGACCCGAGCAATCACCCCATGTTCGAGGCAGTTATCAACACCCTGTGCGACCCGAACCGTGGCGCGTCCGCACACTACATCGCGGAAGCCGGTCGTGTGGCCTGCATCGTTGATCCTGACAACCGAGCTTGGCACGCTGGTGACGGCGTGAACGTCGGCTCGAAGGGCAACGACCAAGGTATCGGCATCGAATGCAACCCACGCCAGTCGGACGGCGATTACGAGACAATTGCCGAACTGATTCGTAACATCCGCGCAGTATACGGCGACCTGCCGCTTATCCGTCATCGTGACTGTTCCGCGACCCAGTGCCCCGGCACCTATGATCTCGACCGACTCGATAAACTGGCGCGTGGCATGACCGATCCCGCTCCTGCTCCGTCTACTCCGGCGTCTGGCACGTATACGGTTCAGTCCGGTGACACGTTGAGTGGTATCGCAGCCCAGTACGGGACTTCGTGGCAGACCATCCAGCAGCTTAACGGCATTGCAGACCCGAATCTGATTTATCCGGGTCAGGTGTTGAAACTGCCGGGCGGCGCACCGGCACCGTCCGTTACAACGTACACTATCCAGCCCGGTGACACGTTGAGTGGTATCGCCGCCAAGTACGGGACCAGTGTTTCCAGTCTGGTGGCGTTGAATGGTATCGCTAATCCTGATGTGATCTACGCGGGCCAAACGATTCGCGTCAAGTAGACTATACGTTAGGAGGTTTGTTATGAGTATTGATACTGGTGAACCGGTCAAGGACACCGTGATTACCAACGAGGTGCCGGACGGTAATGATGATTACGTTCCGACGTTCAACGCTGCGACTCGTAAGTGGGCGTATCTGGTTTCCGGTCTGGTTGGTATCGCCGGTGCGGTGCTGAGTTTCGTGAGCGCCGTGCCGGACGTGCCGTCATGGATTGCCGTAATGGGTGGCGCTTGCGCTCTGGTCGGCTCCGGCGTTGCCGGAATGTTCGGCGTCCACTACGCAGGCATCTCCAAGTGAGGTAATAATGACAATCGCATCCGACTTGTTCCGCACTATCACCGTCAAGATCAACGACATCAGTCAGCAACTCCCGTACATCGTTGTCAATCAGGCGGACGATAACGGCAAAATTATCCGTTTCGTCCCCTTGGATCACGGGCAGAAGGTCACTGGGTTCACTGGGGCGCGCTTGTATTATCCGCCGCGTTCTGACCATGAGTATGGTGATTACGTGACCGGTGTTGAGTCTGACGGTGCTTGGGACTTCACGATTCCCGTGGGAGCCTTGAGTGCGGGACGAGTCGAATGCAACCTCGCTTTTATTGATGGGGATGGTGAAACGTATTCCCGTAATGTCGTGTTTCTTGTCGAACCGGCAGTGTCGGGTGTTTTCGACCCGGTGGATGGTCAGCAGACCCGTCTAGATAAGATTGTCGGCACTGTGCAGACTGCCGCGGATACGGCTATCGGCAGCATCAATCAAACCGCTGATAGCGCGGTGGCAAGCGTTAACAAAACCGCTAGTGACGCTGTGGAGAGCATCGGTAAGGCTGAGGAATCCATTAACAAGAGTGTGACGGATGCGCGTGGTTCCGCCGAGGCCGCAGCGAACAGTGAACAACAGGCGGCTGCTTCCGCAAGCGCGGCGCAAACCAGTGAACGGAACGCCGCCAATAGTGCCACGCAAGCCTCGCAGTCCGCTACGGCGGCGAAGCAAAGCGAGGATAACGCGGCAGAGAGCGCACGTAACGCCGCATCGAGCGAACGTAACGCCGCATCGAGCGCCGAATAGGCTGCTAATATTGTCGCGTCCGTTTCCGGTTCTGTCACTCAGGCCGAAAACGCCGCGCAGTCGGCTTCGCAATTAGCGGCGTCTGCGGCTGGTAGTGCGAGTGTTGCCGGTGGGAACGCTCAAGCCGCTGCGGATAGTGCGAGCAAAGCCGGGGAGAGCGCGAACGCTGCGGGAACTGCGGAACGCAACGCCGCTTCGAGTGCCGCTCAGGCCGCTCAGAGCGCCACAGCGGCCGCACAATCCGCTTCCGACGCTCAGAATGCCGTTGACGGTTTCGGTTTACAAGTCGGTACGACGACCACGGGCGATTCGGGTACGGATGCCGTGGTTGAGATTCAGAAGGCCGGCACCAAGTATACGGCGAACTTCACTATTCCTCGCGGCGATGTCGGGCCTGCTGGCGTGAACGAAAACGTGCCGCTCGGCTTGACCTCCGGCGTCGTGGCTCAGGCGAAGGATGCGTATCCGGCGCTGCCGCGCAAGGTACAGGTGCATGGAGCGACTTCGGGAGGTAATTCCGTCGAACCGGAGAAATTGACGATACTCGGCGAAAACCTATTGGATCTATCATTTATTGTCGCTAATGATGACGCACAAGTATCCGGTGATGAAGTTGTATTCAAAGTATACGTTGACGGACAAAACGACTCGTACACATGGAATGATGTAACGAACAACTCTTATCCGGCTGGTAAAGAATATCTTATCCCGGTTATTCCTAATTCGCGCCTCCACTTCAAAGCCGAAACAAGCGAACCTATTGATTCATCGTCGATTATTGCATTTTACGGGTCGGCATATAATCTCGTGCAAAGCTTTATAAGACCGAATGTCTCAGGGAATATCCAATCACTTGATTTCGATGTTCCCAGCGGTGCCGCTTTCATCAGCGTAAGACTCGGCGTAAGGGATGCGGAGCAGGATGTTACGATAATCATGCGGAATATCTGCCTGTCGTACACCGACATCGAGTATGTGCCACCTGAGAAAATCGAGACAAATCTGCCGTCCGATATCAGTCTTGTTGACGGCGATACGCTCGCCATCGACCGTGACGGTACGACGAGGATTCTCCACGCGGAAGGCGAGCCGACCGTGCTGGAGAACGTGACTCTGCCGGAACTTCCCGCTCCGACGTTCAACATGTATACGACCGGAGGGAACATTCAGCCGACGGTGGACGTGGATTACGAGCGGGACATCAACATTGTCATTAATGAGCTCGAACAAGCAGTGTCGGTACAGGCCGCGACGATGAAAGTAAACCAACTCACCGACTAAGGAGTATAACCAATGTTCGCAACATTCCAAACCATCATCAACGCCGGAGGCTACGACCTCGCAGACCTCACCGAGCGCATCAAGACCATGTATGCGACGGGCGAACTCACCGAGGAGGAGATGAAGCAGCTCCTCGGACAGGCACAGGACAACGCCAAGCCCGACGATTCCTACGCCCCGTTGGTCGACCGTGTGAAGGCCATTGAGGAATGGGAGACGACCGTCGAGAAGCGTTTAAGCAAACTGGAAACCGGTTCGTTGACCGGCACCGAGGAACCAGCCGACGAGTGGCCCGAGTACGTGCAGCCGACGGGAGCGCACGACGCCTACCACGTGGGCGACAAAATCGCCTACAACGGGAAGCACTACACGTGTGTGATGGACGGCTGTGTGTGGACTCCTGATACTTACCCGCAGGGGTGGCGTGAGGAAGCGTGAAACGCCTCTATTCAAAGTGGTAGACTGGTGTTGCTCCTTTCGAGCGATGGTGTGATGACCAATTGAATTAGCCCGGCACTGGTCTTGATGACTGGTGTCGGGCTGATTCTTTTTTTTTAGTTGGTTAAGAGCAATTTTTTGTCTCGGTATTCGCTGAATACCGGAACGTTTTCTGGGTGGTCGTTGTAGGCGCTGACCAGCCAACCGTTCTCATACGATTCTTTCGGATGCTGGTGGATACGCCCGTGGCATCCCATTGTTCCCGACCCGCACACGGTAATCAGGTTGCTGGGTAGGTTCAATCCTTCCCAAGCGTGGGAGCGCATACGCCTATGATGCAGGTTGAACGCGGAGGCGCTTAACGTTTTCCCGCAGATGAAGCATCTGCCGTGGTCTCGGTGGAACACCTTCATACGGGTTTCGATGTCAGGATCGGTCTTGCTCATCGAACACTCCCGTGCAGTGGAAGAAATACAGATTAACCGGAGCGACCAGACGGAACGTGTATTGTTTCGAATTCCCGAATTCTGATTCGCGTATTGGTGTGGTTTCCACTGGTGTGGTTTCCACTCCTTCGATACTGTTGAGGACTTCGTGGACTCGTAGGAGCGAGTCGGGGTCTTTGAAGCCTATCTGTCCGAACGTGAGTTCCTGCCCGAGTCCTTGGTTGTCGATGATTTGTTGGAGTTCCGGTTTCTTCAGTAGGAGGTTGATGATTGAGGTCAGGTAGTGAACGGTGTCGTTTTCCATTGTTGCTCCTTTGGTGTGATGATGATTGGGGTTAATGGTGCAGACTTCTAGTCTTTCGCCAGAATGTCGTAGCCGAGTTGTTCGGCCAATCGCATCCGGTATTGTTTTTGTGGTTTGCGGCGTCCGGTTTCCCACATGGCGACCACGTTTGGACTGGCGACGCCGATTCGTTCGGCTAGTTCCGCTTGTGAATACCCGTGGCGTAGCCGCCAGTATTTGATGCACTGGCCGATGGTCACCATGTCGCTGATGTTCGCGTAGTCAATGGGAATGTTGCCAACGTTCTGCCGTGTGAAGAACTGGCCGGTCTGACTGTCCTGTTCCACGGTGACTTCTTGACCGTTGATTACGGTTTTGATCTTGTTTTGCTTGCGCATGTTTCACCTCCCTACAATGTGATATATATATTATATCACATGGTTTGTGTTTCGCCAAACAGTTCACTAATGGCTTCGCGCCCGTCGTCGGTCAGAGCGAACCGCCAGCAATGACGGTGCCGACTGTTCACACCCTCCCTATCGACACGGTACACATGACCGGAACGCTCAAGTTCGATCATGCGCGACCTCAATCCCTGCGGAGTATCGTCATACTTCGCCAAGACCGCCATCCGTTCGATTTCCTCATGGGTAAGAGGTCGCTTCGCCATCCAAAGAATCAACAGCACATGAACCTGTTGCAGGCCGAACATTACGCCACCGTCGTTTCAGCGGAGTGGCGTAGGAACGCGGCAACACTAGCCGCCACCATCCACCCGGCCACCCACTTGACCCCGAACCGTATCCGGTTGATCTTGGCGGCCATCGCCCACACCGGGAGCGACACCCACGGGCTGAGACACCAGCCGCAGTAGGCGAGTTGTCCGAGACTATCCGCGTAATCCTTGGCCCACGTGGGGAGCGAACTGGGCAGGTTCTCGGTCTTTACGGTGAGCTTGCGGCGGAGCGCGGAGAACACGTAGCCGGGGCCGGGCGAGAGCTGTACGACGGTGGTCGCGTATCCCGACGTGATTCCAGCGGAAAGCACAGCAGTCCACCAATTACCATCAGTCTTCATTGGTTTTCCTTTCCTCGTGGCGACGCCAACAGTTATACCGCTTGTCGTAATCCGCGTACATGGTTTCGTAAAGCTGCTTTGCCTCTTTGGTGGCTTCCTCGTATTTAAATCCGTGCTGTTGCAAGACGTATTGCGCGGCACTGACCCAGATGGATCGGCGAACGTGTTGATACCAACGGTCGAACAGTTTGCCACACACTTTGTCGTGTTTATCGTCTCCGAGGAAGTCGGCAACGCTCTCCACCACGAACGTACGAAGAGTGTTCACCGTGATACGGTTCCGGTCGAACAGTTCCAGCACATCGCTGGTGAGAGGGTCAGTGTTCATTGGGTTCCTCCTCTTTTTTCGGTTTCGTCGTCGTCCGCTAGATAATCGGCTAGGCTGATGTCTTTCGGCGTGAGGTAGATTAATCCGTCCAGCAAGATCATCGGATAGCGCACGGTTACTCCTTGGTCTTTGGCGATGGCGCGTATCGCTCTGGCGGTGGGACTTCCCGACGGCACGACACGGAGCCTACGCCCCATCTGCTGTGCGTACACGCGGCACCCCACCAGATAACCGGCGTCCTGCCAGTTGCACGTGGGACAACTTTCGAACAGGACGAACATGTCCCGGCTTTCCAAGATTGCCGTGGTCTTCATCAGAACGTCACCCCCAGAGCGTCGGCCAGCACGTCGGAGATATGGAGCGTGGCCAACTGGCGACTCTTATGGTTCTCGATCTGTTCGGTGATGTCCTTGCGGTACACGGGGATGACCTGATGGTGTGCGGCTCCTACAACGCGCGGGTCGAACATCGAGAAATACAGGACTTCCAGCGAATCGCACACCACGAAGTATTGGAGCACCTGCGCCTTGTACTGGTCTGGGATGAAGTCGAAGCCGGTAGCCTTGCTATCGAGTGTGTACTCCGGAAGCACCTGTTCGATGGCTTCGACCAGTTCGGGTTTCAGGTTGGCGATATGTGATCGCATGGCGTCGGTGTGCATCATCCACGGTACGACGGTCTGCAAATGGTAGGCTGAGCCGAGCGACTTGCATTCGATGGCCCACGTTGGCTTCTCAGTGTTCTCGTAGGCGTCTGGACTGCAAGCGATACGGTCGTCGTCGTCACTCTCCCAGATACCGCAGTCGGTGACGCAATCGCTGGGGTTGAAGCCAAGCGTTTTGAGCGTGATCTGGATATTTTCGGGTTCGAGACGGTGGCCGCGTTCCATCGGCGGTTCACCGTCCGCTGATTCGGCCCACAGTTCCGTTAGGAATTTCCAGAAGTCCACGCCGACCTTAAGCCGCTTGTTCTTTGTTTCGGCTTCGGTAATCTTGATGTCGTAGTTCTGAGCTTTGCCGTAATACTCATTGGCTTTGTCGGGCGTCTTCGCTTTCTTCGCTTGTTCCAACGCCTTGTCTCGGTACTCTTTAAGTTTTTCTACGTCGGTCTGGGTGTAGTGTTCCAAGGCGAGCCCTCCGCTTTTGGTGCCGGTGATACGGCCCATGCGTTCGTTGAGCCATGCTTCGGTTTCGGTGGCTTGCGATACATTGATGATCTTCATTGTGGTTGTCCTTTCTGTTGGGTGTGGGCGGGTGATGAGTCCCGCCCAACCCAATGCCACGACAGAGTGATGTGTATGTAAACGCCGTGGCGGATATTTTGTTTTTTGTCGATATTCAGTTATGGTTCCCCGCCAGCCGACATGGTGAACGTGGATGTCCGCAAAAACATCCCAATGGTTTGTTTCGTTGGACTGTCGGCTGGTGGGAAGTCTTTTAGTCGCGTGGGGCGAACCGCACGATCAGCCATAGGCCGGTCAACAGGTAGATGACGCTCACAAGGACGGTCGCGGCCTGCGAGTCCGCCGTCCTCCACGTGAACAGCATGGTCATGCTGCTCACGAATCCGATGATGGCGAGCATGGTCTTGATGCGGCGGAGCGTGTAGTTCGGCTTCCTGACTTCGTGGTTGCTGTCGTGGTTGTTCTTCTGTTGATTCATTTCAGATCCTCCAGTTCATTTCACATTCGGTTGATGGCGTTCATCAGATTCCGGAAATCGGTTTGCGTGAGTCCACGCCATCCCCTGACCTGACGGTTCAGAGTGCCGTTGATGAACTCGCCACGCGCCTCGGACGGGATGTTGTGGGTGTCCATCGCCTTGACCAGCTCGGCGTACTGTTCGGCGCTGATGGTACGGTCGGCAGTATCGTAACGCTGTTTCGCATACGCGCCGTCATCGTCTTTGTCGGGGAAGATGCCCAACACCGCGTAGAGACTGTAGCGGCGTGCGTAGGTGATCGCGCTACCGACCTGCTGGGGGTCGCCGGTCACGAAGAACGGGTAGGAGCAAGCCACCATCTGTTCTTCATCGTCGAAGATGATGGTCTCTACTGTTCCGATGACCTGTCGCGCTTCTCCCGTGTTGTCGAACGTGACGCGCTGGCTGAATGCAAGCCCATGCTTCTCGAAAACGGGTTTGATGGTTTTGAGGATTGTGGCGAGGTTGAGGTATTTGTAAGTCCGGTTGCCTGCCTGTGCGGTTTCGTCGGTGACGAAGTTGGGGACTTCGTTGAGGACTTTCATGAACTTGTTGCTGAGGTTGTTGGCTGCCATCTCAAGGCCCTTTCTGATAGTGTGATGATATATAAAGTATATCACATGTTGTGTGATATTACAAACTGATGCCTGTATTTCTCAGCATTGCTGAGGGAGTGGCTTTTCTGTGTTTTCGGCGGTCACAGCTTCGGGTATGCGCTCCGGTCGAGTTCCGTCACATCCACAACCTGATTCGGCTGCGGGCCGTCTTCAGCAAAGTCGCCCTCACCGGCCACCATGTCGTTCGCCTGCTCAATGCAGTAATCGACGTCATCCACAATGTAAGCAATCTCTGGGTTATCAACGGTCTCCAGCCCGCCGACCTCGAAAAAGTCTGCCGACCAGTCGGGGCCGTATCCCGGGTTCTCCTCATCCCATTCTCGGATGCTGATTTCCACTGCCTTGTTGTTGTCAACTAATACCACCATGATGTTTTCCTTTCCTTGATGATCGATGGTGATTGATGGGCGTGATTGGTAGGCTCACGTCCGAAAGCCCGGAATGTAGGGAGACTACTTACGTTCCCCTCACGCCTCACTCTGCAAGCAGTTCGGAAACCGCATTGTCAAACTCTTCGGAGAACAGCCAAGTACGATAGAAAACCTCAAGTTTTTCAGGATTATCAAGGGGCGCGTCGTACGCGTAATCGCTAGCGACGAACCCATCCCAGTCATCTGAGAACATGACGCCATTAATGTTTTCGATTGACTTGGCCGTGTTGCACGTCCATGAACCGTTATCGTTGCCGGTAACCGGAAGCTCAACGTCGTCATAATGGTCCCAGCACCATTGGTAGGTTGGCGTAATGCCGTCCGCATAATCCTTGAGGGTTTCAACGATTTCATCCCGCAAGTCGGAACGGTATGCCGTTGCGAAAGTGTTTTCATCACGCATTTCGATACTCCTTGTTTATGGAATAGATCAAGCCTTATTGCTTGATATATTTATTATATCACATTGTGTCTTGTGATGCAAACAAAAAAGGCCGGGACTCGCCCGGCCTGTAATCACTCTTCCTCGGCGTCTTTCCTTGCTATCTCGATGATCTTGGAAACCGCCGCCGCCATATTCTTGATTCCATTACGTGAAGCGAACGCTGTCACCTGATGAACGAATTCGTCGTACAATTCCATAGGAATCAACCCGAGCATGTCCGAGTTGCAATCATCCACGAACTGTTCAAGTTCCTCGTATTCTCGGGTGAGAAACAAAAACTCCACGTTCTTATACTCGTATTTCACATTCAAACCGTTTAGGTTGACTTGCTGCGGTTCGACGTGTGGTAGGCTGTCCTGATCGAGTCCGCTCAGCAACAAGTCGTCTACGTTGTCCATTTGAGTGACCAACTGCGCCAGTAGTTTCTCGTCGGCGTGGCCGGTGAGTTCGTTGGCAGCGATCTGTTTCGCAGTGATGGTTGAACGTGTCATAGGTTTCGTGTCCACGATAACCGGAATACGTTGGATACCGGCGCGGGCGGCGGCTCTTGTACGATGATGGCCCGAAACAATACTTATCGGCCCTTCTCCGTTCGGCTGCGAACAGTACGGCAACGACTCCAGCATTCCTCGTAGTTTGATGTTCTGTGTCAGCGCGTCGAACTTACGTGGTTCCATGACTTGCGCGTTCAGGTCTTGTTCCTTGAGATTGACCACATCAACCCACTTGATTACCAAACCGTCGGCTATGGTCATTTCTTGCGACGTGTCGATATCGGCCATTATTCCCTCCTGTTCTCCTTGGCTAGGAACTGTCCGAGAATGTTCCTTAAGCCGATCTCGTCGTGCCAATCGCTCTTATACTGCAATTGGTACTGTCCGTTCTTACGGTCGCGTCTGTCCAGCTTCATCAGGCCGCGAAGTCCCTTCGCTTCGGGGTATCGCGTGTACTCAACGGTTGCCAGCTGATCACATGCATCAACGATGAGCTGCGACTTGGGCGTAGCGCAGAGCTGGAACGTGGAACGACGCAACGCTATCATCGTGACCAGTTTCGTAAGCCGATACCGTTCGTGGGATACCCCGAATGCTTGACGCAATACCGCATATCGAGTCGTGTACATAAAGTTCGGCAAACCATATCCGATGATCCCGGCCACGTAACCGTCGATTAATACGAGAACACACATCGAACTTACGTTTCCCGATATCCTGTGCCGCATGACTTGCAGGTACGAGTCTTGGGCCGCGCTATCATGCAACGGTACGACCTCGATTTTGGAACGTTCGGTAATCCGATGATCTCTGGGCAATATCGGTATCGGTATCTCCGCAGATTTCGACGCCGCCACAGTCACCATGTTACCGCCGACAAGACGTTTGATCTCGTTCGGACGGTTGGAATTCATGTAAATCACACTGTCCAGCCCCAGACGCCTAGCGTATACCGGGCTAGTCGTTGCGGCGTTTCCGGGCGTTTGCTGCTGCTGGCATATCAGCAGCGCCTTACGACCATCGAACAGCTTGCAGAGCTGGGGAATATCGACGGGAGCGTTGAACACGTTGTATTCAGGTTCCGCCCATTGGAACCTACCCCCGGTATCGAAGAACTTTTCATAAGCGCCCGGATACGTAGGAGGATTGGCGAACACGATGGTGTGCGGATCGTCCATGATACGTTCCGCATACTTCATCGGGTCGGTGGCCTCATATTTCACCCCACCCAGTCTGACCATATTCGATGCGATTCGCTCCCGTAACTGGCCGACGTGTTCCGAATCGTTGATATCAAGATCAGCCAAAAGCTCCCGGTAGTAATCGACATCATCGTGCTTGCTGAGCCGCATACGGTATTGCGCCATGATTACGGTAGCCGCGTCATCCGCAGCGTTCCCGGAGAGAGGTACTGGTGAACCGTCAACCGTTGCTCCCATTTCAGTGAGAGGCGTCCCGCTATACGCATATCCGAGCGCTGCGGTGTACGCCCACACGTCGCACGCCTCGATCTGCTCCGGCTCCCAACCGTTCTCAACGGCGACCATGCAGTTCGCGAAGGCTCCGGCGTACAGTTCGACGTATCGCGTATACCCTGACGCGAGTGCCTGCCTAAACAGATTCCCGTTCCAATCACGTTCGGGCTTATCCCAAGTGTTGAGGAACAGTATGGACGGTGAGTTGAAACCTGCCATCAGACCGCCCCCCAAGAGTCGAACTTGGTGCCTCCCTGTTCGAGACAAGGCGCTCTATCCGGTGAGCTAGAGGCGGAATAGCAACAGTAATCAGAATAGCACATTTTGTTCGACCTCCAAACCTTTTTGTAATTCCTTGACTTCTTCACCGGTCTTTTCCTGCCACCATTGGGCGAAAAGCGTTCGGTGGCACAATTCTTTTCTTACATCGTCGAAGCATAGAAGCACGATGTCTTTACCGCCATTGAGTTGCGATATTGTCTCAAGTTCCGTTCTGATGCGGGCGACACCGTGTGAGTCCAGCATGGCACGATACCGTTCGGTGAATTCTTCGTCGGTTCCTTCCATGAACCATCGGCCCGGCGTTACTGTTTTCGCTGATGCTGCGATGTCGTATGGCAGCCGCCATCGTGGCGAACCGTAGGTTATGCGTACCGGTATGCCTTGCGACGAGGTGAAGTCGCGGTATCGGTTTGTGTAGATCTTCATATGCATCCTTTCTATGCAATGTGTGATATATATATTATATCATACTGTTAGTTCTGTGGCAAATTGCCACCATTCTCAACGTCAGGAAAGAACTCACGCTCCAGAGCCTCCACGCCACCGGTGGCACCCCAATACGCACGCCTCGCCCTCAGAACCGTCTCCACGTCCGCAGACATGGAATCAGGAAGCCTCCTAGCCATCCAATTCGACAACTGCGCTTCACTGCGCTGATCCCGCTTCTGCCCCCTCCAATTAACCGAGTTGGCCAGCCACACGGGCAGAGTCCGCACATACTGCAATGGCGTACCCTCGCAGGACTCCACGAAACGTTTCGCCGCCCTCATAAGCGCATCGGCACCAACCTCATCGAACGCCTGATTGAAGCACTGAATGAATCCGTTGGACACCCTGCATTTTTTCGGCCACAATTCCATGAGCGCATTGAGCGTATCCACCGAATGGCAGGCGACTGTGATTTTTTCTTCGCCGCGCGAGTATTGTTCTTGGGTTTTGTTCTTCTGGGTATTGTTAGTCAAAACCTCGTTTTGGGGTAGGTCAAAAGCAGGTTTTGAGGGGTCAAAAGCAGGTTTTGAGGGGTCAAAAGCAGGTTTTGAGGGGTCAAAAGCAGGTTTTGGGGTCGGTGCAGGGTCATAACCCTGTTTTGGGGTCGGCTTCCACAACGAAACGTGATACCGGTTGGCCCTGCCATCGGACTTGACCCGTCGAATGTACCCCAATTGTTCGAGCACATTGAGGCTCTTGGATACCGTGGGCTGCGAGCAACGCGCTATCTTCGCCAGCCGCTCCAGACTGGGCCAGCATACGCCGGTGTTGTCGGCGTGACGTATCAGCGCCATGTACACCAGCAGGTCGTAGCCGCCCAACCGGTCATCATCCACCGCCCAATTCGGCAGCATCGAAAAACCAGTGTTCTGTGTTATACTCGTATCGAACATATTTTTCACCTTTCTGTTAGCGCCTCTCTTCCATTCTCTCGGGGGAGGCGCTTACTTTATTTGACCGTATTTAACTTCTATTTGACGCTATTTTTTTGCGTATATATTTATTATATATTACGACGACACTACTTGCAATCGAGAACAATATAATGTATATTTTTAATTATGAACGCTAAAGACTACACCGCAACGGTGGAGCAGTACGCGGAACGCTGGCACCTCAACGTGCAAACGGTACGCAGATACTGCCGCGAGAAACGACTGCCCTACATCAAGGTAGGCCACCGCTACTACTTCAACCCCGACATCACACCACTACCGGTAGGAGAAACAATCAACGATGAATGATCCAAGAATCACGCTACCGCTCGCACGCTTGGCGGCAGACCCCGAACGCAAACAAGCACGCAACGGCACCCCTTACATGCTTATTCGAGTCGCAGCCACCGGAGGCCACATGGACAAGAACACTAAACAGTGGGTGGACCACGACACCATGTGGGCGACCATCTTCGAGTATGACAAGAGACTGGCGGAAACCTACGAACGCATGTTGCGCAAGGGCACACCGGTACTGGTCGAGGGCGTCCTGAAATGGAAGACCGGTACCGACAACCAAGGTCAGCCTCGCACTGACTTCATCATCGAACACGCGACCATCAGTCTCGCCATGCTCAAGGCGAAAACCCAGCAGCCTCAGCAAGACCAGCAGCCCGTCAACAGGTTGACGGGAGCCGGCACGTTCGGTCAAACCGACTGGTCTAACCAGATGACCGACAACGAATGGAAGGAGTTCTAATGGCATACATCGAACGGACCGAGACATCAGACTCCCAGCAGTACGTTACCGGCGATATGGTGGAGGACGCCGCAAACGTGCTGGGAAACCATTACGTCGCCTGCCGAGCCCTGTTCACTGGGATTATTTTCTGCACTTGCGGGGAATGTTTCAAAACGATGAAACAGTTTCGTGAGCATGTGGCGGAAATAATCCTTATCCGTCACACCGCCATCCTAAAGCGCAAAGTAATGCAAAACAACCCGAGTGTGAGCCAATACGTCAGAGACATCATATCAGCATTTCAAAAGTCTATGAAGAAAGGCAAGAATGATGGCAACTAACGTCACCGAGAAAGACAAGACGCTCAACGAGATCATCGACTGGTGCGAACAGATGGAAGCGAATGGGCTGAGATTGGCGAGCGCTCTTCTGATGCAGCATGACATGGCCGCATACGGTGTCATGCAGGGACAAATCAGCGCATATGAACAGACGGCCGACCACTGCCGTTCCATGCTCGGCTACACCGGCTCCATGCCGTCCGAAGTACCGAATCAAAGCGAGGACGCGAAATGAACGACAGAAGACTTCCCGACGCCAAAGGCTGGTACCTGACTGCGGACCATGCCAGACTGCTCCGTTACGACGGCTACACATGGACCGCATACACCACCGACGGTGACGAAACCGAACTCAACGACGGATACAGCACCACGGCAGACCCCGACCTCCTCATCAGGACGCTCGGCGCGCACCGCCTGCCGTTGACCAGACTTGATCTCACCGCCCAACATGGGTGAGTGCTTCTGGACGATAAGGGAGGTTGGACGCGATGCGAACCGCCGAAGCAGTAAGCCTGTTGTTCATCCTGTTCTGCCGTGACCCGCAGTTTCGGCGGGCGTTGTACAAGCTCAACCCTGTGTTGTTCCGCAGGTTCACTAATGGGGAGGTGTGGCTGTGAACGTTGATGACATGACCGATGAGGAGTTCATCGATTATTGCCGGAACGGCGGCGAACTGTCCGGCCTGATAACTGAACGTCATCCGAAATGCGATTGGTGCGGTGGCATGTGCCGGGTCGGCAAGGATGGCATGTGCCGGAACTGTCGTGTCAGGGAACGGCGTCGAACCGACCACGAGTATGCGAAGCATCTGCGTGATCTGGCGAATCGGCGGAACGCTCGTAATCGTGAGAAACGTAATGAGTATGCACGCCGGTACCGGTCGGAGCATTTGGCTCAGGTTCGGGCTTCGGCTCGTAAGTATGCCGCCGCCCATCGGCGTGAGATGGCTGAATACCATCGCCGTTGGATGTTGGAGCATCCCGAGAAATACGCCCAGTATGAGGCGAAGCGGAAACGTAAACGACAACTAGCCAATGAGGCTGTTATCGCGCGGAAGGCGGTAAACGAATGAGCAAGACGATCAAGTATGTGGAATGCGCCAACTGCGGAGAGGTTGTCGGCACATATTACGTAACCTGCCCCTACTGCGGCTACCGGCTGTCCGCGCGCAAGCCGACGACGGGCATGGATCCGCTGTATGGCATGACCGACAGCGAATTCTACAAGCGATTCGGGAGCATTGGACATCATAGCCCAGCAGCAACAAGGAAACCGCCACGCCAGACCAACGAGCCTGCCAGATGGCGAAACAACTCAACAAGGAGAAATCATGAGACACGATAAACCGGAAACCATGTGCAGTTTGGAATGGTTGGCACACGAACGCCGCAAGGCATGGCAGGAAGGCTACGCAGCCGGATGGAAAGACCAAGAATGCGACTTTCCGAAATATACCACCGACAACCCGTACAAGGAGACCATCGAATGAAACGCAACCCGTTTGAAATCCTGTTCGCGGTCACGTTGACGGTCTGCCTGTGCGTCGCCCCTATCATCATGTTCGCCATCAGTTAAGGAGCAATCATGAAATTCACGAAACGTGCCTACGTCAAAGTTTGGCAGAACTGCCCAGAAGATGAACGCGAGGACACTACCATAACCCTCTATGAGTACGAGGACGAGAACGAACTCAACAGTATCCCAGTCGCCCTGCTCTATCTGCTGGAACGTTATGCGTTCGTCAACAGTATGGACGAATTCGACATCCTCGAACGCTGTCTCACCGCTGAATCGTTCGACCTCATAGGCTTCGTCAAAACCTACCGTGACATGCTCAGCAAAACCGGCGACTTCTGGACGCCCATGAAGTTCATCACCACCAGCCCGAAACCAGTGGACGGCATCCCATCCGTCTCATACTGCCCACGCTGCGGAGCATTGATCTGGCCAGACACCACACAACGCTACATCAACGGACAAGCAGAAAACGACGCAGAATACTACAAGCGAATTTTTGAAATCTACAAGAACAACCCAGACCCGCTCTTCTGCCACAACTGCGGGCAACGATTCAAATACGTCGGCCAAGACCAACTAGCCTACAAGCATCAAAGCAACCGTGCCGACATCCTGCGCACGCTCAAGCTCAAGGCGAAGACTCAACCAACGTTCGATCTGGCGGAGCTCAACCAATGACCGGCGAACCATACTCATTCAGCCTGTTCATTCCCGGCATCCCAGCCAGTAAAGGCTCCTACCGTCCAATCACCGGTAGGAGCCGCACCACCGGCAAACCCGTCACCCGTCTCATACCAATGGACAAAAAAGAACGCCCGTGGCGCGACCATGTACGCGACACCATCCTCAGCCACGAACACCCAACCATTCCCCACGACTCATACGTGACCGTGGAAACAACGTTCTACCTGCCACGCCCCAAAACCATCCCACCAAGAAAACGAAAACACCCCACCGTCAAACCAGACATAGACAAACTCCAACGCGCCCTATACGACGCCATAACAGAAACCCACATCTGGCATGATGACTGCCAGATAGCCGACGTAATCAGCCACAAACGATACGCCGACAACACACCCACCGGCGTATTCCTCACAATCACATGGGAGCCAAATCAATGAAGAAACCAAACGAATTCGACTACTTCCGCAACACCACACCCGGCTACAAGCTAGGCCGCATCCTCGGCGTCCTACTCATCACACTAGCCGTACTCCTCATCACCACCGGCACCATAGCCCTACTCAAACTCCTCATAACCTACATCCTCGCGTAAGGAACCATCATGCCCCTCAACCACCAACAACAAGCTAAACCCAAGAAAGCATAAAATACCCTTATGAGCAACGTAACCCGAGACGCACACGGCAGAATCACCGGAGGCGTCAACAACCCAACAGGCAAAGGCGGCTTCCAAGAACGCCCACAAGACCGCAGCCGCAAATGGACAAAACGCGGCAGCGTGAAATACAACCTCCAACAATTCCTTGAACTCACGAACGAGGAACTAGCGGAATGGGTGCAGCGTATGGACGAACTGACCCAAGCAGAACAGATCGCCCTACGCCGTGTACTCGAATCAAAGAAGGACGGTGAGAAAGCATTCCGCGCCTATCAGGACATCGCCAACCGTACCGAGGGAATGCCCCGCCAACAGGTTGACCAGACGGTGCAGATGTACGAGCCGCCAACAATCAATGTCACGGTGAAGTGAACAAACCCGAGCCTACTATTCTCAATAAGGCTCGGGTTTCCCCGAGTGAAGACCAGACTATTGAGAATCGCGCGCACATTATGGAACAAAACGGAACATTCAACCTCGTAATCCCCAAAGCATACGAAGACCTATTGTTCTTCCTCCATGACCGTGACAATCCGCCATACCGCTACTACGACTACAGCGGAGGCCGTTCGAGCGCGAAAAGCACCAGCGTAGCCCTAGCACTAGCACTCGAAGCCAGCATGTACCCCACCCGCATCCTATGCACCCGCGAATTCCAGAACAGCATTCAGGAAAGCGTCAAACAGCTCCTAGCAGACATCATCAACCGCTACGAACTTCCCGGCTTCACCATCACCCGCGAACAAATAACCCACGTGAACGGCAGTGTGTTCTGGTTCAAAGGCCTGCACGAAGACCCCGAAAGCACGTTGAAAGGCATCGAAGGCGTAGACCGATGCTGGATAGAAGAAGCGCAGTTCATCACCGACCACAGCCTAGACGTGTTACTGCCGACCATCCGAAAGAACGGCAGCACCATCATCTTCACCCGCAACCCACTGACCCCGGAAGATTCGATAACCACACGTTTCGTCACCCACCCCAGCAAGCTCACCCAACAGCGCACCACCCACCACCACACCACATGGCGAGATGCCGAACAGGCCGGAATACTCCCGGAAGAAATACTGCGACAAGTCGAGGAATCACGAAACAACCCAGACTTCGCCCACATCTGGGAGCTGTCTCTTATACACATCTGACGCTGC